TCTGCCGGCAATTCCTTAACGTGGATAGTTGTGTCAAATTGTGGGTAAACTAAGGCCTTAGCCGATGGTTTTAGGCATAGCCATTGAGACTCCCAAATATCATTATCTACCTGCTTTCGCTTGGATATTACATCTTCCCATTTATAGAATCCTCCAGTTTTCGTCTTAACCGCCACCGGCATATCAGGAAACAACTGATCAATCTCTTTGCATAGTTCGGGGTCGTGGATAGGATAAGGCTCAACTGTTTCCCAAATACACCACTTATATACCTCAAACCCTCTCATCGTTGCCTCAGCTAACAGGCGTTCCATTGGGCCAAACGCGAACTTTCGGGTAGAAGTGATGATTGTCTGTCCCTTGATATCGTCACTAGACTTTGCCATAGAAAACGCCTCTTGTAAAACGTTCCAAGCCATTAGCTCTACCTCATCTAAAAACGCTTTGTGCGGGTGGGGCGAATTAACGCCACGGATAGTACCTGTCAAGATTTCAACTAATGATTTGTTTTTCCATATAGTCTTTGATTGTAAAGTGTCCTCTATTTTGGAAGAAAACATTGGAATAGTAGTTACCCAATCCTTGAAGTACCGGTAGCATTTCTTAGCTTGTTCCTCAATAGCTCCTACTGTGGCTGTTTCGCAACCATCGTGCAGATAGGAATTAAGAACATCTAACAAGGCGAAGTTGATCGTTTTACCCCCGTTTCTGTTAGCTACAGCGATAATTGAGGATATCTTCTCAAAGAAAACGTCGGCTACAAAGTCGAACGGCGTATCGTGTTTCTCACAAATCTTCTCTCTCGGTATCTCTAATTTAAAGTTGTCGAAGATATAACCCCAAAGCCCATCCCTATCCTGCCGGTCGTATATTAACTGTAAGACATGGTGAGCGTCATACTCATTTTTTATTAGCTTTTTCATTCTTCAACAACTTGCGTAACCATTTTTCAGTCTTAGGCATAGATACAGGGATTGCCTTACCACCTACCCCGCTAATCTCTTTTCTATCCCTCCAACTACCAGGTCGCTTGTTCTTTAACGTAAAAATAATCGCCGTTATATTTCCCTTCAATAAAGCCTTCCTCAATTGGAATTCTGCCTCGTCAGCTAGTTTCTCATCGGATTCAATTACAATTTTATCCCATTTACCAGCAAACACGTCATCCTCTTTGCGGTATTTATACATAGTTGTCCGTTTCAACCCTGATCGCGTTAGAGCTATGGATACATTCCCCAATACTTTCTCATCCTTCAATACCTCAAGAAACTTAGCTTTTTTTAACTCTCTCTTTTTTATAGTGTTCATATTGTTCTATTCTACTAGTGGAGTCACACTCTTCCAATCTTCTTGTTTGATAAATTTAGCGTATCTCTTTCGAATTACATCACAGTACTTAGGGTCTAACTCCATCATATAACAAGTTCTATCGGACTGTTCACAAGCAATGAGGGTAGAACCAGAGCCACCGAATAAGTCTAATACTATATCTCCATCTTTCCCATACTCACTAATAATTTTAATTGCTAGTTTGCTTGGCTTCTGCGTTGGATGCACTCTCTTACTTGCCTCTGCGTCTCCCATAAATCCAGCCCACATCTGTCTAATCAGTCTGCGTTGATGTCTTTGCTTACTCCACAACATCTCAAATCCACTACCGAACATCTTGTCTTTGCTTTCGTCTACTCTCTTGTCCCATACCATCCACGACCCATCTTTCCCGAAATTTGGCAATGTCTCAACATAATAATCAGCACCCCACCAAAACTGTTCCTTACAATCAATCCAGTCAAACCATCTAATATCAAATGGTTTATCATCTCCAATTACCAAGTCGTATTTCTTCCCCTTATGCCACCCCTTCATCCCAGAGTAATCAGTATCTAAATCCATACCATACGGAGGGTCTGTAAACACCATATCAGCCTTCTTGCCGTCCATTAACTTCTCTACATCTTCAATTTTTGTAGCATCTCCACATACTAGACGGTGTCGCCCTAGTTGATACGATTCTCCTAATTTAGATACTGGTTTTTCTGGTAACTCTCCATCGAACTCATCCTCCTCAACCTCATCTAAGTTCAAATCGTATATACCCTCCAATTCCTCCTCTGTAAATCCAACACCTGAAAGTAGATCTTCGTCAAAGTCTGATAGTTTGTTATAATCCCAATGTCCTAGATTTTTATTCAACCTTAAATTAAGCTCTCTCTCTTTTTCAATATCTTCGATGTCAATATAGACTACCGGCATTTGTTTAACCCCCCGCTTCTTTTCGGTATAAAACCTTTGATGACCGCCAATTATGATATTCTTTCTCTTTTCGTTTGAATTGACAACGATCGGTTCAACCATTCCAAATCGCTCTAATGACTCCTCCAAGTTACTGGACTCTTTGTCGTCCATCTCTCTTGGATTGTACTCGGCCGGTTTTAGATCTTTGATGTCGACGTATACTATTTTCAGCTTTGACATAATCTTATTATATTATAAACAACTGTAAACGTATATTACCACAGCGATGTATTTATTTTTTACTTAAATTTTACACAAGCTACCTGACCGACTCTCCAGTATTTTGATGGGTAAAATTCACACCGAGTATATTTCTTATCATCTTTATATAAAAATTTACAGTTCCGGCAAGATTTCTTCTCCCCTGGATAGACCATCTTCTCTACAGCACGCCCATCAAGATCAGTAGTTTTCTCAATCCTTGTGTTGTTAAAACTTAGCTTCTTTTTCATAACTTTTCCTCTAACCTACTATCCTTTACTCTCTTGGCTAAATCATCCCATTGATCCTTAGTTCTTCTCCGTCTAGGTACTTTTAATCTTCTCAGTAGTTCTTGCAGACCAGACATAGACATTTTGTGCTTGCGGGCTATTTGTTTTGTACCCATATCCGTATCTAGGTACTCATTGACTATCAATATTACCTCATTGTCGGATATTCTTCTCTTAGCTTTCATCTTTACAAATTACACACTTACCTTTCATGTTTTTAATATGTCCAAACAGCTTACAATGTAGTAGTTGTAGTAGGTGTTTCATTTTAGTTTAGAGAGTAATTTGGTAACCATATTACAAACATCAGTTGGGTCAATCGGACGGAAACCTTCAATTTCATAAGATGTCCTAATCCTTTTTTCAACCATATGGCATAGTTTCCATAAATATTTCTCCACCACCTTCTTTTTCTCGGCTTCTATTGTTGAGGTTAGCCAGTCATTGATTTTCTTTTTAGCTCTTGGACTTATTGCTCCCCAATCTACGATACTCCAAAACTCCTCAATATACTTAGGTGTGTTGTGTTTGGTCATAGAAAAAAGGATAAAATAATAACGAGCATAAACGAAACATACCTAACAAGTGGGTCTGGTGTTAAGACAAGAATGATAGCCACAGAACAATACGCAACATCTATTAGTCTTGCAGGTTGTCTAAACTTCTCCCTCTCTGGTTTAGTGTTGTGTTTAGTCATAGTTAAAATTTCCAGTTATATCCATTGTCTGTCTTAATTAAGGTTGCCTGACTTTCGTTTGGCATTTTATAAGTTGAGTTCAACACATCAATCCCAGCTTTCTCTAGTTTTTTGACATATTCCAAGAGCCAAGAGCCTTGAGCTTTTGAATATTGTTTTCTGTCTACAAATACCATCGTATTGCCGTTGGGAAAAAACATTACTTCAGCCTTCTTCTTCTCCCTTACATCTGGTTTAGTTTTCATAGGTCTTTGACTTGTTAACTAATTTAGACTTTGGTTTACATTCCCTCTCTGTAGAGTTGTGTTTAGTCATAGGTTTAATTGTTTATCTTGGTTAATCCTTGCTTTGGCAATTTTACAGTATTCCTTATCCATCTCTATACCGATAAACTTAAATCCATCACAAGCTACTCCAGTAGTTCCAGAACCCATGAAAGGGTCTAGTACCGTACCGTTTGGTGGTGTGATTAGCTTAACTAGGTATCTCATTAGCTTAACTGGTTTAACTGTTGGGTGATTGTTCTTAACAACTGTATTCTTAACTTTAGATTTATAATACATCGTATCTTCACCACATTTTAAGTGATCATTAGTTCCATTAAATGACTTCTCACATACTTTACAAAATGGTGACTGACTATAATTCCCTTGTTGAAACCTGCCTTTCTCCTCAAACCCCTCTAACCCTGCGTTTCGTTCACTCTTTGAAGCCTTGGCAGAATAAAAAAAGCGAGAGGCTGAGCCTTCACTACCGCTATCCGTATATGTAGTCAAGTTTGGCATTACATAACTGGTTTTACTTATTGCGTTTCTTGGTTGTCCTGCTTTATGTGAACCACTCTTAGTATTAGGAAACCTACTCACTACTTCATCACTACCATCGTGTATTAAATTAGCTGGGAAGCGACCCGTCGGAGTATGTGAGCTAGCTTTTGATTTTCCTTTTCCACCAAAAAATTTCCCATGAGTGGCATTATCTTGTCCTCTCGCTATGTCAGATTGATGTTTTTTCTCATAATCAGAAACATACCTAATCCTACTCTCGTCTATATTTATCCCACCTGTTCCCCATCTTAATACATTCTTGGCTATTGTCTTCTCGCTTAGAGGCTTACGAGCTAGTACGATAGGTTCATTGGCTGGTTTAAGAGCTGTACCCCATCCTTCCCACTTAGAGTTGCCTTTGGTTATCGGATTACCTTTATATTTTGAGAACCCTTCTTTTTGGTTTTGTGGATATGCTTTTTTATCACCGACCCTGATAGTTTCCCCCAAATCTTCCCTCTCATTCCCTTCTAACTTATCCACAGCCTTACCTATATTGTGTGATTTCGGAAATCCCGACGCATATATCCACTGTATCTGGTCTCTAATCTCAAACCCTGCGTCCTCTATTGCACAAGCCATTCTGTGATAGGTTCTAGTTCCTCCAAACGATAGTAGATGTCCACCTGGTTTTAACACCCTTAATACCTCACTCCACATATCTACATTGTTTGCAATACCTGTACTATCCCAGGCCTTACCCATAAAGCCTAACTCATACGGAGGGTCTGTCACCACACTATCTACACTATTCTCTTCAAGTTTCTTTAGTTCTATTAGGCAATCACCGTGGATTATCTTCTCCCTCTCTGGTTTAGTTTTCATTTAGTTTGTCTATAATTGTAAGAGCTTCTTGTCTACCTTCACATAAATTACAATTTTCTGGTTCGTGACTACGACACTTTCTGTTTCTAAATATCTTTTTTCTTATCTCCTCCAATACTCTCTTTTCTGTGTCCTTAATGGTGTGAGAAATATAGTCTCTGATAATTGGAAGTAAAGCGTGCTTATAGTGTATCTGTGCTTCGCTCCAAATATGTTCCAGTTCCAGACCAGCTACTCCAGTCTGCCTTCTTAATCCAGCCTCGGTATGAGGTTGTAGTAAGCTGTTCGGCATATTCAAGATTGCTAGTACATCTTCCCTATCCTCTATTGTCTTTTTATCTTTCATATACTATTTTTGAATAATTATCCTTAAACTTGTCGTATTCAACTGTTGAGCCTTCTGGCAGACCTACTGTTCCTGCATACTCACGGAAGTCGTTGTATTTACATATTACACACTTGGTGCAGGCGTTCTGTAGTCCATCGTCACTTAGTCCACAATCAAACTTCTTCCAAGTAACCTTTAGGCTTCCATACTTACCCAACTCTTGATGAGCTAGTAGTCTTTTTTCTTTGTGTGTCTTCCCCTTCTCTTTCTTCATATACTTATTTAGTTAATTTAATTTTGGTTGATGGGTAAATAGATAAATAACTCTCTCAACCAGACTAGTCATACTAGAGATTTGAACTTCATTAAAATACTTAATGTTTCCCTTATACTCATTTTTTCTCATGCTACTTAGGGGTCTTTCTCCATCTTGAACAACTAGTTTTTTAGCAATATTCCAAATATTTTTATCTACACCATGTCTAAATTTATTACACACACTGCATCCTATCCAATAGGTTGGTTGGCTGGAGTTATCTCTTGTTCTTAATGCTTCTAGTTCTCCCCCGCAACCTTCACATACACCCTTAATTTTAGACTCACATTGTTTTTTTGTTATCTGATATTTCATATACTTATTTAGTTAATTTATTCTCTAATAAATAGATAAGCATTTTGGCTCTAGCGTTGGCTTCATATTCGTCGCTTAACCCAATCTGACTCTCTGTGAAGCCTATTTCCCAGACCCCATCATATTCGCCTTCGTTATTTATATGTTGACCATATAACTCTCCCATATTTGGCAAAAACTTTGGCAACATCTCCCCCAACTCTGCTACTGTGAAAGCTGAACAAATTTCTCCACTATAAACACCACTTTCGGCTACTGTTCCACCATTAAGCCAATCAAAATAACCATCCTGTTTAACTCCCAACTCCTTGAGTTTCTTACTTAGTTCGAGTGATGTTACCTGGTCTTTAAGTTTCATAGTGTCTTAGCTTTTATTTTAGTAATCGCATTATTACTGTTATAGTCACTATCATCTAAAACCACTTCTTTCCCCGACTTAATTTGCTCAACAACCTGACTATTGTTTTTATTCTCTGAACAATCAAACTCGGCAAGCATCTCTTCTACCTTAGACCAATTTTTATATTCTGCGGTAGTTGTAATTGTAACTTTAATCATAATGCTTTAGCTTTCTCTCTTAAATAACTACTAACATTAAACAGTTGTGCTTGAACCCTATTTATTATCTCACCGGCACTCTTACTTGATACGTTCGGTAGTTCCATGGTCTCTATCTCACCAGCCAGTTTGATTAGCTTCTCCTTGTCTGGGGCTAATAGAGCCTTCCTGTCGGCCTCATCCTTGGCCTTCTTCTCCGCCTCAATCCTTGCTTTTTCATCTCGTTCCTTTTTCTCTCTGGCTTCCTTTTCAGCTTTTACCTTGGCCTCGATCTTTTCTCGCTTCTCTT